GGGCGGTTTAGAACAAAGAGCTATTGCAATTGGGACACAAGGTTTAGCTGACGTATTCTATTTGATGGATTACATCTTCACATCTGAAGAGGCTAAAAAATTAAATAGAGATATATTTGAAACAATCTACTATGCGGCAATTTACGAAAGTAATCAGTTATGTATGAACGGACAATACCAACCATATTCATTCTTTAACGGGTCACCAATGTCAAAAGGAGAATTCCAATTCGATATGTGGGGTATTGATCAAACACAGTTGTCAGGAATGTGGGATTGGGATAAATTGAAGAAAAGTGTTTCTGATTATGGTGTTTGTAATTCATTGTTCACGGCACAAATGCCAGTTGCATCTTCCGCAAAAATTACAGGATCATACGAAATGACTGAACCTGCACATTCTGCGATCTTTAACAGACGAGTTGTTGGTGGTGAAATTATGATCGTAAACAAGTATTTGATTAATGATTTCGAGAAGATTGGTATTTGGAGTGAGGACCTTAAAAATGAAATTATCATTAATGAGGGGTCAATTCAAAACATTAACTTCAACAATTACCTTGATTCTGAAGATAAAAACTACAACAAGAAAGTTAAAAGAATTGAACACTTAATTCCAAAATATAGAACCATTTGGGAAATTTCGCAACGTGAGTTAATTGATATGGCGGCTGACAGAGCACCATTCATTGATCAATCACAATCAATGAATATCTACATGTCAAACCCAACATTATCAAAAATTACCTCATCACACTTTCACTCTTGGGAAAAAGGATTGAAAACACTTTGTTATTATGTTAGAACAAAGGCGATTTCAACGGGAGCTAAACACTTAGCGGTTGACATTTCAAAACGAGAAGTTAAAACTAAAACAGAAGTTCCGAAGGTTGAATACGTGAATTTACCACAAAAACCCGAGAATTCAGATTTTGAATGTTTCGGATGTTCATCTTAATCGCGACACTAATCCCGACACTATGTCGGGATTTTTTATTTCATAACTATTTATTGAAAATATCACGACACTATATTTATACTATATGTCTAATGGAATTACATACGGTATAACATTTCCTTTCAGGGATTCATTTAATGGTAGGTATTTGGATTTATCCGATACTCCTGATCAAGAAATTAGAAATAGTTTAGCCAATCTTCTTCTTACAAGAAAAGGTACAAGATATTATTTGCCTGACTTTGGTACAAGATTATATGAATTTATCTTCGAACCATTAGATGGGCCTACGTTCTCAGATATAGAAGCTGAGATTAGGGCAACTGTTGGTCAATATATGCCGAATCTTTTATTAACAAGTATAACAATTGAAGATGCCTCTACGGGTCTTGAAGATAAAGGTACTTTTATTAATGAATATGAAAGAAGAGAGTTTAGAGTAACTAACATTGCTCAGTTAGAACACACGGCAAAAATTAAAATAAATTATCAAATTATTGATTCCGCCTTTAACACAAGTGATTTCATAATTATCAATATTTAATAGTATATGGCAGAAAAAAAAATATCTTATACGGTCCGTGACTTCCAAGCGATTAGAGCGGAGTTGATTAACTTCACGAGAACTTATTATCCGGATCTTGTTCAGAACTTTAATGATGCGGGTGTATTCTCGGTATTTTTGGATTTAAACGCTGCTGTAACCGACAACTTACAATACCATATAGATAGAAGTATTCAAGAAACCGTACTTCAGTTTGCACAACAAAGATCATCAATCTATAGTATCGCAAGAACGTATGGATTAAAAATACCAGGACAAAGACCATCAGTTGCTTTGGTCGATTTCTCAATTACAGTGCCTGCTTATGGTGACGCTGAAGATTTAAGATATTGTGGTATACTTAGACGTGGATCCATAGTTAATGGTGCTGGTCAACCATTTGAAACTGTATATGATATTGATTTTGCTTCGGCAATTAATTCAGAGGGTACACCAAACAGAACTAAAATACCTAATTTCGACTCAAACGGAATATTATTAAATTACACAATTACTAAAAGAGAAGTTGTTGTGAATGGGGTTTCCAAAGTATTCAAAAGAGTTATCACCGCAAATGATGTTAGACCATATTTTGAATTATTTTTACCTGAAAAAAATGTTTTAGGTATAACAAGTGTTTTACTTAAAGATGGTACACAATACTCAACAGTACCACCACCACAGGACTTTATTAGTTTAGGTGCTGATAGATGGTATGAGGTTAAGGCTTTAGTTGAAGATAGAGTATTTGTTGAGGACCCAACTAAACCATCAGATCAACCTGGCATTAAGGTTGGTAGATATATTACAACAAGTCAAAAATTCATGAGTGAGTATACGCCTGAAAGTTTTTGTAAATTAACTTTTGGTGGTGGTAACGTTTCTGCTCAAGAACAATTAAGAGAATTTACTTTAGATGGTAAAGGATTCGATTTAGGTCGTTACACAAACAATTTAGCTTTAGGTAGTGCTCTTAAACCAAACAGTACTTTATTCATTCAGTATAGAGTGGGTGGTGGACAAGCAAGTAATTTAGGTATCAATACAATTAATCAAATTGGTACAGTATCTTTTTCGGTGAATGGTCCTTCATCAAGTGCTAACCGAAGTGTAATTAATAGTTTAAGATGTAATAATGTGACTGCGGCTATCGGGGGAGCAAACATCCCAACTACCGAAGACGTTAGACAAATGGTAACATTTAACTTTGCCGCACAAAACAGAGCTGTTACTGTGAATGACTACGAGTCAATTATTAAGACGATGCCATCTATCTACGGTGCACCGGCTAAAGTTGCGATCACAGAAGAAAATAACAAGATTAAAATTAAAATGTTGTCATATGATGTTAGTGGTAATTTAACCGATGTTATTTCTGACACACTTAAACAAAATGTTGCGAACTACCTTTCAAATTATAGAATGATTAACGATTATATTTCAATTGAAAGTGCTCAACCGATTGATTTAGGTGTTGAATGTGATGTTGTATTAGATGCAACACAAAATTCAGGAGCGGTGATCGGTAAAGTAATCGATATAATTACAACTTATTTTAGCCCATTTGGTAGACAACTTGGTCAAAATGTTGTTGTATCAGAGTTGAGAAGATTAATACAAGCTGAGAATGGAGTTATTAGTATTTCAGATATGAGATTCTTTAACAAAGTCGGAGGTCAATACTCGTCTTTCCAAACATCACAACCATACTCAAATACGGCAACAAAACAAATAGAGTTAGTTGCTGACACAATATTTGCAGAACCATCTCAGATCTACCAAATTAGGTTCCCTAACAAAGATATAGTTGTTAGAGTATTGAACTTAAAAACGGTTAGTTTTTCATAGTGATTTATTTTTTTGATTATGCGACTATTTTTTGAAAATAGGAAATAAACTATTTATCAAAAAAGGAAAAAAAGAATGCCCAATTCATACAGAATAAGAACACAAGTCGGGGTTGACAAATATATTAATGTAAACTTAGACCAGGACTTTGAATTTTTAGAAATATTATCTTTAAAAATTCAGACAACAGATCTATATACTCGATTCTGTTCGGACTACGGTGTAGTTGTGGGTAGGGTATTAGTGAATGGTGGATTCGGAGTACCAAATGCTCGTGTTTCTGTTTTCCTTCCCTTAGAAGAAGGTGACTTACTAAATCCTGTTATTCGAGAATTATATCCTTATCAAAATTTATCGGATAGAAATGAGGACGGTTATAGATATAACTTACTCCCATCGGCACCATCATACTCCAAACACGCAAATACAGGTACATTCCCAACTAGAGAAGATGTATTATTAAACCAATCGTGGATTGAGGTCTACGACAAGTATTATAGGTTTACCGTTAAAACAAATGAAAGTGGGGATTTCATGATATTTGGTGTACCAACCGGTGATCAAACATTAGTGATGGATGTTGACTTATCAGACATCGGGTGTTTCTCCCTTAACCCACAAGATTTAATTATTCAAGGAGTTGCCACAGCGGAACAGGTGAATGGGTCTCAATTCAAGACCTCAAGTAATCTTGATGAATTACCACAAATACAAAACCTTAATTTTAATGTTGATGTAAGACCATTATGGGGTGATGAAGAACAATGTCAAATTGGTATAACTAGAGTTGATTTTGATTTAACTAAGTTGGCAAATGTTAAAGTACAACCTTCTGCCGTGTTTATGGGATCAATCATGTCGACAACCGATGACGATGCGGTATCATCGATTTTCTCAACCATAAACACAGCAACAGGATTAAGTTTCGGGTCAACCTGTAAACCAAAAAATAATACGGGAAATTTATGTGAATTAATTTCCGGTCCGGGACAAATATTAGCGATTAGACAAACAATTTATGCGGATGGAGATGGGTTACCAATCTTAGAATCTTACAGCCTTCCTGATAATGGTAAAGTTATTGATGATAATGGTGCTTATGTTGTAAATGTACCTATGAATTTAGATTATATTACAACAGATGAGTTCGGTAATCAAGTTATATCTAATGACCCAAAAATAGGTATACCTACTAAAGGTAAATACCGATTTAAAATGAAGTGGGTTAACGAACAAGGTTTATCAAATTCATATGTTAGGGCATCATATTTAGTACCTAATGTGAAAGAACATGGTTGGTTTTTAGGTTATCAATATGATCCTTTAACACAATTTACTGGTGTTGATATAGACATCGTATATCCATCAGGTACGCTCACTGAAATATATGCAGCATCATTTAATCAAGGGGTTAGTCAAATCACAACTGAAAACGTTGAAAGCTATTCCATCACAGTAAACGGTGTTCCATATTATGAAAGTTTGAACTCGATTCTACTTAATCAGAATGATGTCATGGCAATCACCATAGTTCCGATTGATCCATCGCAACAATCAATAGTATCGTTCACATATTATGTTAGAGAACTTTTCGACCTTTTAAGATCATATAATTTTAGTTTAGATTGGAGTGATTATGTTGACCCATTAAGCGCTGTTAATTGTGAGGACTCCTTTTACGAATTCAACTACAACAAAGTATATACGACCGCATTGTTTGTGGACAGATATAAAAACGGAGTGGGTAGAGCAAAACATTTAGGTATCAAAGAAATAGATGATAGATCTTGTAAAACAACGACAAACACATATCCTGTAAATGATATTATTAGGAATTTTGACTTCCTATTTTTTGCATTCAACCTCCTAATTAATATTCTAACACCGGTTTTTATTTTTGTTTTATTCATGGCTCACTTTGCTTATTGGATACTAGAACTCATTAATGAGGATGCACCACAATTATCAATAAGGTTATCACTACCTATGATAAATTATCCGGAATGTACTGCTTGTGATTGTGATTGTAATACTGATGATTCATTAATAAATGTAATTGAAGGGTCGGGTATGTTTGCCCCAATAAACTCAAGTAACAATTATCTCTTAACTAATTCAGTACTTGTAGATTTTTGGCAAATTAATCAAAGTGGATATGCCCCTGACGATTTAGAGGGTGGTATAAAGAATTGTGGTGACGTTGGACCAGGAGGGAATCACAAATACTCTAGTATTGAATCTTTAGTGTTAGCGGGAGATATTACTTCTGCGGTGGGTAGTAGATCAAAAAGAGATTTAATTAACACCATGATTGGATATGACTATACTTCATCAGAAACAAATGGGATATCGTTAATAACATCAGGTTATGGTGATTTACTTTTAAGAAGAGCCCCACAACCTTTTTTAATATCTGCGAGCCGATCATTTGGCGCTGAAGATCATAGGTATTGGGCGTTCCCAAGAAGAGAAACCTTTCAACAGAAACTTAATTCATTCAATTTAAGAGACAAATATTTTACGGCATTCTCACCTAACCCTGTTAATAGAGTAAAAACTACGGTAAACCCTAGCTTAGGGTCCCAACCATTTTACGATCAATTAATGGTTATTTTTGTTGAACCAGGGACTTTAACTGATATGGGTATTGGTCAGTTGGTTACATTCCAAAACCCTAATATATCGTCATCTAATATTTTACTTACAGGTGCAAGTGAGAATCAATTTGGAACTTTTGCGGTTACGGGATATACAACGTTAGGTCAGCAAACAAAAATTATCAAATATGCTGACTATAATAATTTTGGTAGTGCGACTGGATTACAATCTACAATTGAAATAACCCAATCATCAAAATACGGTAATAGCGGGGCATCACAAGAAGAAGATTACCTAAGATACCAAACAGATTTAGAATATTACCAAGTTGTTACGGGATTAACGGTCTCAGATTTCACAACATTGGCGGATTTTTCTCAATTCGCATATTTCCCACAACAAGTTTTAAATTACTTCCAAACTATTTTAAAACCAAATTGTTCCACATTAACGGAAGGTAATAATGACCAAGATTACGATATCACCCCTTTACCGCCAACTATAAACTTCTTAATTAACCAAGGGAGTTATGAGGTTATTTTTCTCACACGAGGAGTTGACCCAAATACCGACAAACAAACAATAAAATACGATTTATCATTATATTTCGGAATCCCAACACCTGATACAATAACCGTTGAAGGTTCATATTATTTGAACATGCCAATTCAAGCGTCTAGTGATGGAAGACCAAAAACACACCTTGGTTCTAATCAAACTAATGGATTGTATTTTTCTGGTTTCACATTTAGTATTACACCACCTTCAGTTAATCCTAATAATTATAGCGCATTTACATCTACAATGCCTTACTATTATTTATGTACTGATGAAATTTTTGTGAATAATGACACGTATTCTTATACCCCACTTAATGTCCCATTTGGATTGGTTAATAATTACGATTTGACGGGGGGTTCGATTCTTATGGTTAACGCAACATATTCATTACCACTTGTTCCTTATTACTACGCTGGTGGATCATACATTGCTACAAATAATAATAGTATACTAAATCAAGACATGATACAAGAGACCAACGCAAGTGGTCAATCCGAACAATCTGCACAATATTTCGGAAATAACTCAAATGGTAACGCTTGGTTTTACAAAACGAATTTTGTTTATTCACCAGGATATTTAGGTTATTACTTACAGTCAACAAACCCCTCATCACCCCTGTCATCGCTCCTATATACTAAAGTTAATTTTAATTCATCAAGTAATTTGTTCATGAGGAGTGATAGAATCCCAACAAGTACTAATACACAAACTCCGGGTGGTGGGTCTTTTGATATAACCACATTTGGTTTACATCTTAATACAAATTTTTCTTTTTACAGATATGATGAGGCAAACAATGCGACAGTACTTAACCCAAGTTTAGACCCTGGAGATGTAATTGAAAATAAATCTGATCAAAACACGGTTGTTGGAGATTTATTAGATACATTGGATTGTAATGGTATGGTTTCTCTTCAGTGTTATAGTGGTTCGGGTACTAACATTGGGGTAAATACGAATTGTAGTTTACCATCGAATCGAGTTAAAAACGGTTGTTATTGTTTATTAAACCCTAATAGTAATGGTAATTATCTATTTGGTGGGGCATTCGAAAGTGATTTACAATTATTGTTAGAATGGAAAGCGAGATTTACAATAACATTTGCTGCGTGTAGAGGTGTATTTGCACAAGTATTCCAAAATAACTGGGTTAATGGGAACCTATATATGCCGGCGTTCCTAAAAAGAACAACCTTCGACTTACAAGGAGACGCATCGTACCAATATTGTAAAGATATTGCGGTGTTTAATCCATTCTCAAATAGTTTCTTTTATAGGTCATCACCGTATAATGATATAACGGGAGATTTTGTTGGGAAAGACAAACCACCAACACCATTAGCAATTAATTATGGGTATAATGATAAACAAATTTTATTCCCAACAACTATTACCGATTTAGGTCCAAGAGATAGTTTCATAAAAGAAATATGTTGTAATGAAAATTTTGGGTCATATTATACCGACCAATTGAAATCGACTTCTTATCAAGATAATTCAGATATAATCCAAATAGGTTTCTTATCGAGAATAATTGATAACACAACTATTTCGAGTTTATTACCAAATGGTGTAGATGAAGGAGTGTCAATAGAACAGTTTTTCAACAATAACCGAGGAGGGTCAAGAATCGATGGGGACTTTTCACAGATGTTATCCATAAATTCAGAATGGAAAATATTACCATTTGTGAGTGATATTGTTAATTCAAACGACCAAATTTTTATTGGTAAAGAAACGCCATCGCCAAGTTCTAAACCAGTTTTTGGCGTGTTCTTTAATCGGAGTCAAGATTCTTTAAGGTACAGAAAAATTATGTCACCAGGTATTGAAACCTATCAATTCACACCAGTTTTAATTGAAAATAATTTTGGTTATGCTAAATCACAAGTCGTTCCTTTTTACAAATGGAAAATTTCATCATCAAGTGTAATTTTTGGTACCGAGAATAATAACTGGTTTACCAATACAACAAGTGGTACATTTTTTACAAAAAAATATCAGGATTTAGATTTTGAAACACCTAATGAAAAGTATAATACCACAACCACTAGATTGGGTTATATTACGAACTATTATACTAATGGAACGACTAACCCAAATTCAGGGAATGTCATAAATGGTGTACCAGGTGGTAATCCAGTTGTGGTCGGAGCGCCTTATCACTTTTATTTTGGATTAAATGTGGGTAAAACTGCGTTAGATATTTTCTATAAACTTTATATTGAGGTACAAGATTAATGGCTGACGAATCATATAAAATAATATTACCAACTGAAAGATTTGCTCAAGCGCCAAATGCGGACACTTCTATTAGTATTACTTTAGATCAAAACACCAAAGAATTGGTTGAGTATGACAGAAGTGTTGACTTGAGTTTAAATACTGTATTCGATCAAGAAAGAGAGTCGTCCACACTATTTAGACCTGTAACTAAGTTTCAGGTTGTGTTTTCTAATGCGTATACTGGATCGACAAGATATTCACCATTTAGGGATAATTTATATTATACTAATGCAATTAACAATACTTCTTCCGCATTTCCCGGTGGGAATTTATTGGCAGTACCACCATTCCCAAATCAGAACACACCTTGGGATGGGTTTCCACAATATCAAGAGTTTGATTTTATTAGGACAGATATGGGTGTACCATATTATACCGCTAACCCACAAAAACATCTAACCTTTAAATCGGTTAGTGCCACAACATATAATTGGTCTCATTATTTGACGTACCCATTTACTAACATTTACAATAAAACTCTTAGAGCTGATGAACCAAATTTAGGTTTAACTTGGACTTGGGTTGCGTCAAACGGGATTCCATTTTACATTTTAGTGGGTAGTGAATTAAACAATAGAGAAATAAGTTTCCAATGCCCAATGACACATGGGCTAACCGTTGGTGAGTATGTTGAGTTATCATTCAGTTACGGAACCCAAAACCTATTTCAAGTATCGAGTTTGGGGGATCCTGGTTTTAATTCCGAAGAGTATATTTTTAATATCACTAATGTTGGGTACACAGGTGCTACGTTTCAAACAAACGGTCAAGGGTTCTTCAAACGAGTATTAAATCTAATTAACTCGGCGGAAACTAAAAGTGAATATTATGTAAGAAGACATAAAATAATGACAACACAAGATTGTAATGTCTTAGCCAATGCAGGGTTTGAACGAAACATATTTAACGATAATAAAAAGTGTGAAATTGCCGCTCTTACACCAAGACAAATGGCAAGAACCTCAATAAAAGAAGGTTCTAGATCATATACGTTATCTTTTAATTGTGATATAGATATTGTAGGGTTGTTAGATAATCAAAAAAGACCCTTAACACAACTATTCTTTACAACAATTTGGAGAGGTTATTTTGGATGGACAAGAAATTTAAGGCAAGGTTGGTACTTCAATAGGTACACAATAAATAATAAACCATCTACATGGTGGGATAGAAACAATGGAAATGCAAATACATCGGTACCACAGTTAAATTATACTTCTAGTATAGGTACAGGTCCGTTCTATTACAATGGTATCTTACAAAGTGGTGATACAATCGATGGGGATTACTGTGAATGGAATAATTATGATCAACTTGAAAGGGTAATATCAACATACACCCACAAATTTACATTCAACTCACAATGGTTTAATGTTACAAGTGGGTCAACAACAAGTTCAAATCCACCTGGTTATTTTTACCAACCCCACAACCCAATCACAATTAGGGTATTTTCTGATTACATTGAAGAAGGAAATGGTCAATCAACAGTAGGGATTCCTCCATATGCGTATTATTCTAAACTATCAAACGGATTTAGATGGAGAGATCTTTATCCTTATGGTTTTATTGATAGTGATGGTTTAGGTGTTGATTACCCTTACTTAAATAATGGACACTACCCATTTGTTAATACAATTTTTAGAATAACACCCGAAACTTACAATATACCAAGTAATTACATAGGAGGGCTTACAACTCCAAATATAACAGATATCCAAGACCCAATAATCGATGAGTGTGAATAAGGTTAAAATATTACAAAATCAGTTAGATACTTACCTGAATATTCCGATAAATATGGATTGGGATTTTTCGGGAAGGGATCAGGCTATTGAGGAATACGAAGCTGAAATGATAAACCAAGTTTTAGGTTTACCGTTAAATTTTGAAACTACAAGATTCACTAACAACGAATTCCAAAACGGAGATACTGAGGTAAATTATGAGTTTTATTTTTACAATTATCTAACACCAATAACCGCAACTACAGTAACAATTGCGAATTGGGGTATGTCTTATTTGAATAGAGGGTTTTCTGCGGATCAAATTTTTTATTTTGCACCACCCTTCGTAAAATCATTCTTCAAATTGGATTTTTATGATACGCCTGACGAAAAGACACAAAAGAATTACATAACAGTTGTAATACCCGTAACGCAGGGGCAAAAACAATTGATACAAATCCAATCTTTAGTCGCTTCACAATTAATACAGAAACCTAAATATAATTTGGATTATATTGGAGACAAAGAAGGTTTCTTCATTTATTGGTTAAGAGATAGGGATTATATAGATATTACAAAATTCTATATGAGCGCTAAGTTTTTTGATGCAAGACAAGGTGTGTTTGTTAGAATGACTAACAAACCACAAACTCAAACTCTACCTAATAAATTCTTATTTAATAACGCTAATTACTTCTATTACTTAGTGGATCTGAATTATGATAATAAAACTTATGAAGTGAAAAGAACAGATACCCTACAAAGAGTAGGGGATTTTACAACCCCCATAAAATGGTATGAATATGTAAATCCATAATGGAACAACAATATTACAAATATATAATATCACCCGAAAATATAGTAGGGGACCTAATCACCGTACCGTGGACGGGAGAAACAGATATCACATATCTTATCGACCCATGTTGTCCTATAACGGCACAGACGATTAATACGTTAACCGGTGATACTGGATATTACTTACCAATGAATGTTGTATTATCGGGAGGTACCAACGGAAGTTCACTTTTAACAGATCTTAGTTTGTGTATTTTACTTACGGAAACAACCATCGATATAGGTTATTATTCCGCATTTGATGGAGCGGCGTTCCAAAAAGAAATATTAAATAATTTCATTGCAACCGCATCAACTATTAATCCATTCACTTATACGTTTTACAATACTTCTGAAATTGATATTGTAAAATATTTGGATTTAATAAACTACACGGTGTATTGGGGTGATGGGACATCTCAACCTGTAACAGGTACTGGACCATTAAACCATACTTACCCTGCGACATCAACCTCACAAAATTATGTAATCACATTAAAGGCAAATGCTCCTTGGGGTATATCTACGGTTACTAAACCAATTGTGATTCCATATACAGGTGTTAACATACCAAACCCTCAGGGTGAGGCGTTTTTCGTACCAGCTGGAGGTAGTTGGTCCTCAACACCAATCAGTTACGATTACATTTATACGGGAGATTCTAATACAAATATCCAAGATTTCTACACTTACAATTATACTACCGTACCATATACTATAACGGGGTATACGATATCAACAATTGATGACTTATCAGTTATTGGTCCAAAGTATAACTTATTTGCGGGTAAATATAATTTAGGTACTCAAGTCACAGGTTCGACAGGGGTTGTTGGAACGGTTTACGGACCGGATCCAACTAACACTTACACGGCTTACACCATAGATGACGTGACATACTACGACTATAAAGATTTTACTATTTATGTTGCTCAATCTTATGGTTTTGAACCTGGTGATTTAATATTAACAGGGTTAACTAAAAATGAGGCGTTACTTAACGTTATTGATCAACCTGAGGTACAAACAGACATCTATATTGAAAGAGGTAAGTACTCGCCTATGGAATATGTTGAGAGATTAGGGGAGGTGGATAGTATTAGAGATTTAGAATCTTACGGGTATAAATTTTTCATCGTTGAAAAAGTCCCAACATAAATATTTATTAAAAAGAACGATTAAATGGCTACAGGAAATTATGGTACGATAAGAGGGGCTGACGTAAGTCCCGAAGATGTAGAAATAATATTAAACTACACACCAAGTAGAGACAACACTTCAAATTTTGTCTTAACTACATTGAATGCTCAAGACGTACTAAGACCATATTTTCATAATACGGCAACAGGAGGGAATGCTAATGTTGAAATCTTAGGTGGTTTATATAACTTAAAATTACCGGCAGATCAATTCAATGCTCTTGGGATATATACATTGTTAATTAGACCGGCTGAGATCAGAACATTAATCACCGATTGTGGTGTGTTATCATCTTTACCTAACGTAAAAGGACTTGTTATTGATCTTAATAATGTTCCTGCGCAGTTTAGAAATAAATTTGTTAATCAAGGTCTTGTAGGGTTTAGAGTTGAATACCTTAATCCTGATGGAACAAAAATACCTAATTTCTTTAGAATTATCACATCATCGTTCTATTGTGAACCAGTAGTTCAGAATTTAGCGAACACGGTTCAGAAATCAATTAGATATAGATATGTGCAAGGAGCGACTAACTTAATGTTCTGTACTTTATCACCATCATCGGCACCTACAAACAAACCAAGTGCCACTCCGTTTATTGGTCAACCTAATCAAAGTATTATTATTACCAATACGTTCTTTAATCCTATAACTACAGAAATAGAAATTGTTGATCAAGACATCTCAACATTGGCAATAGCACTTTACGGTAATCAAACCAAATCAATTAACGACGGTATATACACAATTTACGACACAGATAACAACATCTATCAACAATTTAATCTATATGAAATTAAAGATCAATTCAATAGTCTTCTTTATGAGGTACGTCAGAACAGAGGAACAAATATAGATTTTAGTAAAAGTTTTTCTAATATAACAGGTTAATGGCGACACAGAAATTTACTTGTCCAGTACCCGCTTCAGGTGAAGGTACCTTTTCTGATGGGTTAGTTGGATTACAACTAATCGATGGGGGTGGGTTTACGCAAGCTAATTTCGCGTTTACCACATCCATAGCCGAAAAACAGAATCGTACTTTTAACATAGGTACATTCTCAGAACCTATATCGCTTGAAACACTTAACGTACAAAATGTTGATGAATCAAGAATAATCGCACTGAACAACTTCAGAGTTTATCCTAATTATGATTTATCACAAGTAACTAACTTCACACAGTGGGGATCGTTAGTTAAAAGATTCTCAGTTTCAATTACAAGGATCATAAACTACTTCCCAGCGGCTCTTGAAGTTTCAAATGTGAGTAGTTCATTTATTAGTACGTTTACTGCAACAAATATCGGTTATGATCCTGTTGAAGATGACACAACATTTGATTTACCACTTTCGGCAATTAGAAATCCATTTGATGTTGATTTTACAACAAATGCCGAAAGAAATTTACAACTATTAGAATCACCTGTTTCTTATTTAAGAAATATGACGGCAAACTATAGAAAATATAGTTTGTATGTGAATGGTGTCGCATATCAAGTAAATTATATTATACCAACTAACGATAATTCTACGGTACTAACACTTGGTGTTGATGGAAACCCATTTAATGGAGTTCAGAACTCTTCCGATTATTTGGTGATTAGACCAAACGACATGGAGGTTACAAAGACATTCATCGAGGAATTAGACCAAGTTGAGAATTTCCTATTAAATAGAAGTATAACCCCTATCTACACTTCTAGTTTTACGGTTCCTGTTGTGCAAGACGATGGAAACTATAAAATTACTAATGAAACCGCAACGTTCCCACTTAATGGTAAGTGGAATTTAGATATCATCTCTCAAAATTTTGAAAATTACTTAGAGAAGATCAACATACTTGCAACTAGTTTAGATGAGTATAAAACAAATTTAGTTTCTCGTTTTTTAACTACGGGGGCATTTAAAGAGTTTGATACCCAAGATCAAAAAGTAGAAAAGGTATTACAAATTTACGGTAGAAGTTTTGACGAAACAACACAATTCATTTCAGCGTTGGCTAACATGAATAGTGTTAACTATAATGTGGGTAACGACATACCATCACAACTTCTTAAAAACTTAGCTCAAACTTTGGGGTGGAAAACAAACTTTTCACCAATAACAAACGAACAGTTATTAACATCAGTATTCCAACCACAAACTAACTTATTTCCTGGTTTGTCAGTTGGACCAACACCTGAAGAATTAAATTATCAGTTCTATAGAAACATCATTCTTAACTCGGCTTATTTGTTTAAATCTAAAGGTACGAGAAAATCTGTCGAATGTTTATTAAGATTGGTTGGGGCGCCTGAGTCATTGATTGAGTTTAATGAGTTCATATATGTTGCTGATCAGAGAATCAACATGAGTGATTTTGAACAACAATATTTACAAATTAGTGGTGG